TTCTCTATTCGATCCAAATCGTCCTTTAAGCCGTCCATGCTGTCGATAACGATGCTGTATTCAGTGCTGTAAGGTTCGGCCATTAGTCGCTCCCTAAAGGCCAGGGTTGCATTGGCGTCTATACCTGAAGACGGTCGCATTGACCAGAGCCCTATGCAGGCAGCGACGATGGACAACGATATGCCTATGAACTGCCACCCGCTTGCCCAGTTGCTCGCCTGAACTGTGCTGTAAACGCCGGATGCTGTGACCAAGATAGCCGCGCGTGTATGCATGTTCCCCATGCGCTGGTTGATAGCGACTCTCTGTCTGTCCACTTCCCCGTGCACTAGCTTCAGCTGTTCAACCGGAAGCAGAGGCTCGTCTGAAATCTTGTTTAGAAAGGGAAGTCGCATGCTCTCACCTTATGATCAACTAGCCCGTAGCCACGCAGACGGGGGTTGACATGCAGCGGCAATCGAACCCAGCAACCGTAGGATAGGTCTTGGTCGTGAGTCCTTCCGACTTCATCTAGCTCTACCCTGGGGGTCGTCCATGCCAAACCTGTCGCCTGACGAATTGCGTCGAAACCTTGAGGCGCTATACGCGTACCGCATGGAGTCGCTTACGGGGGACGAAAAGGGCGAGGCGCAGATCTTCTGTGAGCGACTCTTTCAAGCCTTTGGGCATGCTGGTCTCCGGGAAGCGGGAGCGACACTAGAGCAGCGCATCAAGAAGCTCGACACCAAGGGCATGTCGTTTGCCGACTTGATGTGGAAGCCTCGTGTGCTGATCGAGATGAAGAAGGCCGGCGCTGACCTTTCGAAACACTTCGGTCAGGCTTTCTCTTACTGGATGCGCGCCGTACCAAACCGGCCGCGCTACGTTGTTCTCTGCAATTTTGATGAGTTCTGGGTCTATGACTTCGAGAACCAGATTGAAGAGCCCGTAGATAAGGTCAATCTCAAAGACCTATCTCATCGAGCCAATGTCCTAGGTTTCATGAACCCACTGGACGTTGAGCCTATCTTCCAGAATGACCTCGTGACTGTGACGCGAGCCGCTGCCGGCAAGGTTGCAAAGGTCTTCCGATCCCTGCACGACCGGGGCATCGAGAGAAATGCAGCGCAGCGCTTCTGTCTGCAGTCGGTGATGGCCATGTTCGCTGAAGACATCGGACTGATGCCACCCGACACTTACACACGGCTTCTTCTGAACGCGAAGAGCGGCGTTGATGCTTACGACACAATCTTCGGCCTGTTCCGCGAGATGAACACTCCTGGCGTTACGCCGGGCGGGCACTACAAGGGCACGCCCTATTTCAATGGCGGCTTGTTTGCCGACATCATTCCTGTCGAACTAACTGATGATGAACTTGATCTCTTGCGCTCGGCTTCATCCGAGCGCTGGTCCGACGTACGACCGGAAATCTTTGGCACCTTGTTTGAGGGATCAATGGAGGAGGGTGAGCGTCACGCGAGCGGCGCACACTTCACGTCACCGGCAGACATCAGCAAGGTAGTCATCCCGACCATTGTGACTCCGTGGCGCGAGAGACTGGATGCAGCCAAGGGAAGTATCGAGAGCCTTGAAAGGGAGCTGTTTGCCCTCTCCAACTTCCGGGTACTTGATCCGGCCTGTGGATCAGGAAACTTCCTCTACGTTGCCTACCGCGAGTTGAGGCGGCTCGAGAAAGAAGCTCACGACCTTATCGCTGATAGGCGTCGTGGCGCACTTGCAGCGCAGTCGCTTGCGTCGTTCGTTTCAACGGATCACTTCTACGGTTTTGATACCAATCCCTTTGCCGTCGAAATCGCTAAGGTGACGATGATGTTGGCAAAGAAGCTGAGCTCAGACGAGCTGCACGACGTACCTGAGGTGTTGCCGCTGGAAAACCTGGACGGTTCCATTCGGACGGCCGATGCCCTGTTTACTGCTTGGCCCAAGGTCGACGCAATCATCGGTAACCCGCCCTATCTTGGTCGGCGCAAGATGGTCAAGGAGCTCGGCGCCGTCTACACGAACAAGGTGATGGAGGCTCATCCGAAGGTTTCAGGTGTGGCCGACTTCGTCTGCTACTGGTTCCCTCTTGCTCACGACAGGCTGGAACCAGGTGGACGAGCTGGCTTTGTCGCAACGAATACCATCCGGCAAAACGCGTCACGAGAGTCTTCTCTGGGTTACATCGTTGACAATGGTGGGATCATCACAGACGCCGTAGCAAGTGAGCCCTGGTCCGGTGAGGCTGGCGTTTCCGTTTCTATTGTGAACTGGGTTAAAGATGGCCAGGACGTTCAAGTTCCAGAGACTAAGGTCTTGTGGCTCGAAGAGGGGAACGTTCGCCTTGAGCTGCCGGAAATTACGCCCTCACTTTCGCCAGAAATCGATCTGCGTAAGTCACACTCTCTGGCTGTGAACAAGAAGCCTAAAGTCTTCTTCCAGGGCCAAACCCCTGGCGTGACTTTGGGCTACATCATCGAGGAGACCGACCGGAAGGTCGCTCAAAGACTCATGGTCGATTCAGCACCCGTAGTCCACCCGTTCCTGGGTGGTGATGAGATCCTTCATGAGCTTGGTCCTATCCGCTGGGTTGTCGATATAGACGAGACAGACAGCATCAAGGCCACTAACAAGTACCCCTCCGCGATGGCACACCTCCGCGATCTTGTCTTGCCCCTCAAGGAAGCCCGGGCAAAGGAAGAAGCAGAGCGCAATAACGAGGTGTTAGCCGCCAACCCAAAGGCCAAGATCAACAGGCATCACGAGGGATTCCTCAATACGTGGTGGCAGCTCAACTACCGACGAGCGGACATGCTGGCCGCTGTAGCACCTCTCGATCGGTACATTGCGGTCACACGAGTTGCAAGTGATAAGCGAATGTCAATCTTCACGTTCGTGGATTCATCGCTTTGGTTAGGTGATTCAGCCCAAGCGTTTGCCTTTGATGACGACTATTCAATGGGCATCCTTCAGTCCACACTTCACCGTCAGTGGCTTGTAGAACGCTGCTCCACACTTGAAACGCGTCTCCGGTACACCTCGACTACCGTATTTGACAGCTTCGCTTGGCCACAGAATCCGACCGACGTAGCCGTGGAAGTAGTTGCTCGGGCTATGGCGGCAATCGTCGAACTTCGCGAGGAATATCTGAATAGCGGAATCACTCTTGCCAAGCAGTACAACTCATTGCGCACCGCTGGCAAGAGCAAGCTTAAGAACCTCCACGATGAGCTAGACGCCGCTGTTTATGAGGCATTTGAATTCTCAACGAGCCTCGATCCGATCGCTCAGATGTTCTCTCTCAACCAAGAGGTACATGAACTTGGGGCCGACGCTCGCGGTCCTGGAGCCAAGGGACTAACAAACACAAGGTTCAGTAACTACAAGTTGCTTTCGTCTCTGTAACCAGCCAAGCCAAGCGAGCCATCCCGCTGCGCTACACTCGATCCTGGCCCGTCGGCGCGTTCCCCCAAGCGTTGCCGGCGGGCCACTTGACTACCGGGCGGATGCTACGGTCCAGCCTCCGCTCCTCCACATCAAAGTGAGACCTACATGCTTGCCCAGATCTTGCCAGGATTCCGTGACTTCAGGACACCACTCGTAACGGGATATCTGTGGATCGTGGTCTTATGGATCGTCATTGGCATGCCTCTCCCCGATAAGGATGCGACCGACGGGATTATGGGCGGAATCAATGCCTTTGGCGAGTTCCTGACACCTACCGTCTATGTAGCCGTACTGAGCTTTTTGGCTTACGTGCTCGGCATGCTGCTGATGGTCGACATCAAGCCAGGGTCCGTTATCCGACTTGGACGACGTTTTCGACTCCCCTATATTTCGAAGCGCGATACTCTCGCCGTTATGGGCTACATCGATTCAGCTCTGCATCGTGCACGCATCCGCAAAGCGAGCGGCTACGAGATAGAGCGGGAGTTCAAACTGGACGAGATGTTTCCGACCGAAGAGCACTATTCGGAGTATCGAGCGGAGCGTGTGAACAACGACCTGGATGTGAACAGCGACTGGCGAGAGAATTCCTTTGAACAGCTTCGCAGGTTCGCCGCCGTTGAAATTGTCCGATCGATACCCACTCTCGCCGTCAAGCTGCAGGACAAGAACCCCCTACTCTTTGGGAGTTACGATCGAGATCGATCGGAGTCTGAATTCCGTCTCAGCATTGCTCCGCCTCTTGCAGTCCTGTCGGTTCAGTTCGTTGCGCTAGGTATGGACCGGCCGCTTCCCCTCTGGCCATGGGTTGGATACGCGGGCTTGGTAGCGGGGGTCGCGCTGATAGTAAAGGGCTTCCAAAAGCGATTTAGTT